ACGCCGAGGGCGGCGCCCGACGCGAAGGCCGGGCGGAGCGATCCGGCCCAGGCGGCCATGGCGTGGCGGCCGCCGGAGCCGCTATAAGGTCGGCATCCATGTATTCATCCACGTCGTGAATGCGCTTTAATACAAGGGCTAACATACTAACCCCGCGCAGTTCACTAGGTCTACGAGGCTTATGTAACAGGAAAGCCCTATTACTTGGTAATCGTGCCTCATTAAATGACCGTATTCCTAATGGATCTGTTTGGAATACGTGATATGCTATTGGTCTTCCGTATTTATTAACTTCCACGCCATTAACAATACTGTTGCCATTCTCGCTTACCGATACGGCTCCGATATTCTCGCCCTCGATAAGCTGTAATGATAGTGGTATATCTGCGCCTTCGGAGGTCATATTAACTAGGATTTCCCCATCATAGACCATTCGGCGCAGAGCCATTTCTTGCAACTCATAAAACGTAGATATCCCTCGGATATCCGCATTCTCCTTATCCACCCAGTCCGCCCAAGCTTCCTCAATTTTCTTATTGAGTCTTTCATTCAGCTTTCCTGCGCGGGTCTTGATTTTGCACTGTGGCTTTATTCCGGTACCTACTACATTCCGTAGTAATGCCAATACAACACTTTCAGCAAGGTCACTATTAAGTTCTGCTGCACGTGCACGACCTCGGATCAAATCACGTTGGCCTGATGCTACTTGTTCAGCTGTACCAAATACTGGCATCCAGTCGCCACTTAATCTGTCTGTTGACGCCGCATCATATCCGCGTTCAAGCGAACTACGGAAATATGCTCTACGGGCAGCTCGTTCTGGATTGAAATATGCTATTACCTTATCGAGTATGTTCATCGTCGCTCCCATGACACGTAGGATGTCGTGCTATTACCTTCCTCATCATCAACGCGAGCTATTAACTCACGCTCACGGGCGTATAATGTCGGCAGGTCATGCGTCTTAAATCGCTTACCACCTACAGACATCTCGGCGTATCCATTCGTCTCAATTTCCTCGATTATCGTTCGAATACGCTCCAAGTCTTCTCTTGCGCTCATGGTCTCACCTCCTTCTTAACTAAACCAACCTCGGCTATCTGCATTAAAGTCTTCATCATCCGTATCTTCGTCCTCCTCATCGGTATCCGGATTGTATTCAGGTAGGTATTTAACACCTACCGAGTCCGCCACCATGGCGTTGTATACACACGTATCCAACAAGTGATTTGTTGGATGACTGGTTAATGGTTTCCATTGCACTGTAACTACTCCGGTCTTTACATTTCGGATTTCTTGCTTTTCCTCCGACCGAAGGTGCTCCGAATATTCCTCTGGGCAATCCTTAAATAAATGGATTGTGCCAGGCTCATTAGCCGGACGTACCATACGTGCAAATATAAAGTCCTTCCAGTAATCGGTATTCACTATGTACAGCTTCATACCGCCGATGACGCCCTTCTCGATGCTGCTCATCTTATATGGAGGAGCTAGAGGACTGTGTGATGAATCGCCTTTAACTGGCACGCATACTTCTGGGTACTGCGCACAGTACTGATATACGTCGTCTGCTCGGTAGCCACTATCGATACCAGCCCTCACAATCTTACGGGCCTCACCATACTCTGATGGATATTCTCTATCAATGAGTATCTCGGTTAAGTCTGACCAACTACTTGCTTGACCATAATCAACTAAATAACTTGATACTCCATGAGCGTAGGCTCTAACCTCCCACCAGAAATGATCTTGCTGCACGTCGACAGAGGCGATAAGTAGTGGCGCATGCTGTGGCACAATACCGCGAGGAACTTCCGACTGCGTAAACACGAGGTTCTGCGTGCTTTTAGTTTTCGCAGATTTCCACGGCTCCGCTAATCCAGAGTTGATAAAATTCATCAACTCACTTGGCTTATCCTTTGATTTAACAAACTCATATGCCACATCGCCAAAGGTAACCCATGGAGAGTAAAGGGATGACATGTGATATGCAACCGACCGGACAACTCGGACTTGTGATTCATTCACCGCACGCCATTCACCTTGCCGGAGCATATCCATCTTGTACTTATCATCAATACGTTGCTTACAATGTTCGCACTCATAATATGCGGTATCACGTATCATATCCGCATTGCCATGGTGTTCCTCCGGCCATTTTATCTGTTTGAATTTGAGGGTCTGCGACACCCCGCAATGCGGACATGGCACGTAATACTGCTTGCGTTCATTTGCGTCCATATAGGACTGCCAAATATTGCCACTTTCAATCGTAGGAGTTGACACTCTTACAATCTTCTTATCAACGAATGTCTTGGTACGTTCCTCAGCCAGCTTAATTGGATTCGCTTCCTTACCAGAGAAAGCTGGATACTTATCAATTTCATCGAAGAATAAGTACTTAATTGACCGACTTGATAAGCTGCTTGGTGAGTTCGCCCCAACAAGCACCATGTAGTTCCCATTAACGAAGTCTAACTCCAGCAGCTTACTGCCCTCGTCATACATATCTGCCAATGGTTCTACGCTCCGGATCATCGGTTGCACACGTTTATCGCTAGCAAATTTTGCGATAGTATCCGTCGGATAAACCATCATGACTGGTGATGCGGTTTGGTGTAACGCATACCCAATCATATTAAGCTCAGCTTCCGTCTTACCAATCTGCGCCCCGAAACATAACGAGATGCTTTCAATAAGAGGGTCCGTGAATTTGTCCATAGGCTCCTTGAGATAAGGTGTCCGCGCTGTACGCCATCGTCCAGGTTCAGCAGATATATTAGTCAGTACCCTGTACCTATCCGCCCATTCCGAAACGGTGTATCTTTCAGGTGGCTTGAATGCCTCTAATTCCTCAGGGAACCAGTCAACCTTTGGACTTATCTTTTCCCGTGGCTTTGACTTTCGGCGTGTACTCGCCTTCGCGTGCGTAGCTTTCGAGGTATTCTTCGACAAGACCATTCACCACCTTTTCTACACGAGCACGTTCCTCAGGATCCGTGAATTCACTTCCAATACGCTTACCTAATTTGGTAAATGATGTCTTCATCTCCAATACTCGGCTAGCCCATGCCTGTGCAACATCAGCACGAGGGACATATTCTCCATTAAGCACATCTAGCATTTTCTTTTCACGCGCGGCCTTTGCTTCTTTATAATCTGCTTCGGCTTCTAACTTACGAGTTGATGCGGATTTGCTTTTAGCGTTATCACCTTTCGCCTGTCCTAAATACACGAGGACTTCCCGGAGATTCCACCAACCTACAGAGGCTTTAGGCATCCCTGCTTTATGATGTCGAGAAATAATTTCCGGAGTGACCCGCAAGAGGTCACATAGTTGAGTGCTGGATACGAGCAGATTGCCTGCAGCATCAAATTTCACTCTCGGTTTTGTGTCCGCCATAGGTGTACTCCTTTCTAAATTCGTCTTTCTACATTCAACAGGAAAATTTTTCTCACAGAGAGAGGACCATCGCGCGGGGGCGACCAGCGGCCATTTTTCGCCCGCGGAGTACCTTTTCCAAATTTTCATTTTCTCAATTAGGTATTATCATTGATACTCAATAAGAAAAAGGGTAGACCTCAACTAAGTAAGGTCTACCCCGGGGCAGTGCAGCAGGCAGACATATTGTGCGGGCCAGACACTGCCTGCTATCTACTACATTTACATTATATTAAATTAAGAGTGTGCCATTCTATGCCATCTTTTCAAATTCAGCTATTGCTTTCTTGTGAAGTCTGTGAACTTGTCGCCACGAATACCCTAGTTCGACAGATATCTGCTCCCATGGCAATGCATTAATGTATCTGAGATTCAGTACATCCCTGTATTGTCCGTCAGTTATTTGGTTGATGACTTGCTTGACCTTGTTTCGAGAATCAATCAATTCATCCCATTCTCTGTTCAGCTCCTCCCTACATTCTTGTAAGTGCTTACTGATTCGTGGCATAGCATCTCCCGATTCACATATCTGTATAGCTTCTGAATGTAAATCTCGGTTAATCGCACCTAGCTGAATCTCTAACGCACGCATTCGCTGCTCAGTATGGCGGACAGCTTGTAGTTCTTCTATATCCATCATATGCGATAGTCCCCATATTTACTGATAATCATCTGTGCTCGTAGTAATCCGTCAATGTATCCGCTTTCACGAATTCTATCATCTAGCATAGGTGATCTCAGTTGTCTATTACGGGCTCGTATAATGGCAAGACTTAAATCTGACTGTATGGCACCTACAATCACATCTGCCCTGCTTCTACGCATTTGCATCCTTTACCTCCATACGTTCGACAATATCCTCGATGGCCTCTACCATATCTGTTTTGCATTGCTCAACAGCGGTAAACATCTCCTCACACATGGCGTACGCATCATCACTCAGATCATCATCTAATCTCTCGGCAACATTATCCTTGAGATTATCTACAACCTTAACTATATCCATGACAAGATGATACGTGTCATCTAGATAGTGCCCTTTGTTAATTAGTAGTCGCTCGACTTTTGTCATGCTCTTCCCTCTTTGCAATTTCCCGATTTAGATACCAACGGGCTTTTTTCAAATCCTTAATAGCATCGTCCTTATGACCAGCTCGGGATACATACTTCACTACATTACCCAATCGATACCCTAGTTTCTTGTCTTCGATGTAATCGATAACCTCGATATCTCCTTGTGTATAATGGCTTGGGTGGTTTATATCATCGCATTGACTAATTATGCGATTAGGGGATTTATCTGCTATAACTTTACCCATATGTATCCCAAATTGATTCGTTACTTTTCCTAAATGCCTAAATCTTTCATCGGCTATATATCGCCCTAATTCCTCGCTAGCTGATAACTTAATAGGTGGCGGCGGGGGATTATTAGGTCTCTCATACAATCTACCTGGGGTTAGCCCATATACTGTCTTGTGTTTTCGATTATCAATGATATCTATAACTTGAATAGTCATGTAACACGCCATTACTACGATAATTCCGATTAATCCTACCATTATAAATTGATCCATATTAATCATCCTTTCTGTATTTATCGATTCTTGCTTTTAGGCTTTGCAGCACATATTCCTGTGCTCGGTCTTTTTGGGCTAGTGCATCCATCATATCCTCATCACGAGTTCCCTCACATATTAGATGATGGATAATTACCTTCTCCATTTGACCTTGGCGATGTAACCGCTTATTAGCTTGTTGATATAACTCAAGACTCCAATTTAACCCGAACCATATTACGTGGTTCCCGCCGTCCTGTAAGTTAAGCCCGTATGCTGTACTAGCCGGATGTGCTAATAGAATATCAATCTCTCCAGCATTCCACACTATCTCATCATCGGCACCCTTTAACTCACAGACTCGTAATTTAGTCTTAGCTAATGCTGCTTTTAACCGTTCACAGTCATGTTTAAAATTGTAAAACACTAATGCAGGCTTTCCGTTTAACTGTTCTACGAGTTCCATAAATGCCTCAATCTTACAGCCGTGTATCTCGTGAACGTTCCTGTCACCATCATATACGGCACCGTTCGCTAACTGTTGTAGCTTTGTGGATAATGCTGCTGCACTCAAAGCTGTGATATCTTCGCCAGCTTCAATCAACTCTAATACAGATGTGCGTTCCATATCTTCGTAGGCTTTTTTGGCTTTCGCATCTAACTGCACATATTTAATATCGTTGATTACTGGAGGTAATTCCAAATAGTCATCAGCTTTCATGGATATGCATAACCCAGATATTGCCGCCATGATACTGTCATTTGAATCGGATTTAGGTTTATAGGAGTATACCATTTCGCGTGACCTCTGATCGGGCTCGAAATAGTAATCTCTAAATCCTGTGTACGTTTTACCTAACGACTCGCCGCGGTCTAATAAATACACTTGTGCCCATAAGTCAATTAACCCATTAGGGGCTGGCGTACCCGTTAACAACACCATGCGTTTGATGTGGTTATGCATATAGGCTAATGATTTAAAGCGCTTAGCTGTATGGTTCTTAAAGGAACTAGATTCATCCACAACTACCATGTCAAATGGCCATGCATTCTTGTAGTAATCAACTAGCCACGTTACGTTCTCACGATTGATGATGTAGATGTCGGCAGGTGTGTTTAAAGCCTTAATACGCTTTTTCAGGCTACCTAATACAGTAGATATCCTTAATATACCTACACCGTCCCATTTTCGTGCTTCTCGTTGCCATGTAGCCTCCGCTACTTTCTTAGGCGCTATGATTAGCACTTTACGGATGGCAAATCTGGAGTACTTCAATTCGTATATGGCAGATAACGTGATAATCGTTTTTCCTAAACCCATATCCAGGAATAACCCTATCTTATTTTGATTAACGGTCTTGTCGATACAATATCGTTGATACGCATGCGGAATAAACTGCATTACGCTTTCACCCCGAATTCTTCTGTGAATTGATCCAAATAATCAGCCACGGCGTCAGCACCTTTTAGCACAAATACTTTTTGCTGTAGCTTTTGTAGTTCACGGGCTTGGGCACCCTGCAACCGCGAAAGTACGCCTTTGGACGTCTTCAACTCTACAAAATGAATAACGCCGTTCGGCCATATGACGATTCGATCAGGCACACCGACATTGCCAGGGGATACAAACTTATACGCTTTACCTCCCGAACGTTTGACGCCTGCAACTAATTTTCTCTCGATATCCTTTTCTAACATTTCTCACCTCTGAAATTTTTAAACGTTAACATGTTTACATACGCGTATATGAGGGTTCAAATTAAGGCTGTAAAGGGTATATTTTTTCTTAAAACTCTTTGTTTTGATATTTACCAGTATATAATGTTAACAATGTTAACAAACATATATGAATGTAGATAAATACTGACTTTATGCGTTAACATAGTACGTTAACATTCTCCGAATTCGTTAACATTCTAATGTTAACAAAAATACTGAGAATGTTAACGCTTAATTGAGAATGTTAACCTTATAATTTCAGTTTTGACTCGTTGATTCTGAACCCTCTTTGATGTCCATATTCACCAAATCTCATCAACTGACTTCCGCCCATTGTATATGGGGAGTCCGCCAGTATTTGATTAATTTCTCTGGTCTCGATCTTCTTCATGCGACTCGGGTCGTTACCAAAACATTCCCACCATACCTCTGCCGCACAAATACGGTCACGATATACTAACTCTTGACCCTCGACAGGTTTAGCATTCATGCTAAGATACGTCCTCCTGGCGCTCCGACTCATCACATTCCAATTTAAAGGCACTTTGATTAATAAAAACTCATTAATCAGTCCTGCTTTGGTATTTGACTCCATGTGCGCCTCTCTGGCCGCATCAGCCAGTTTTAGTACGTTCGGGTCATCCTCGATAATGAGGCTTTCCCCGCTTTTATACCGATACAAAGCCTCCGCCCATAACTGGTCTACTTCTCCCGGAAGATTAACGAATATATTCTTTCGTGGAGTCATCATTTCAAGATCAATAGGCCAAAATCGGCGATTGCCTGTAATATCTTTTAGGAATTCATATTGATTCGTACTACCGAAAAATACACACTGCCGTGGATATTCTTGTGTACGCCGGCCATATGCTTGACGAAATACATCTACTTGACGACTTAAGAATTGCTTGGACGCATTTTCTTCAGCCCTCGAATACCCCGCCATTTCACCAGCTTCTATAATCCATTTACCTTGAATACCTTCTGCAGCTTCTTTACCCTCAAAGGTGTTTAAGCCATCAGCATACCACTTTTTACCCATCGTGCGGATAAGAGTACTTTTACCGATACCCTGACCGCCGATAAGAATTGGCATCGTATCATATTTGCATCCAGGTTCAAACGCTCGCGCTACTGCCGCCGTAAATGACTTTCTAGCGGCTGCACGGGTATATACATTATCCTCAGCTCCTAAGTAGTCGATGAATATGGTATCTAATCGGGCAATGCCATCCCAGGATAACCCGTTAAGGTAATCCAGTACTTCGTTAAATCCATTTTGCTCAGCACACATGATGAGGGCATCCATGATTTTATCTTTGCCGGTGATATCATATTTATTTTCTAAGTACCACCGTAAGCCCGCATCATCTGCATCGGTCCATATGCGAAGTCCTGGCGTTGGATTCCATGGTAGGGCCCCTTTTGCCACGTATCTTGAACCAAATCTATCATAGGCAAGTCTACCGACAAGCGCCGGATCATGGTGCATGATTTTAAGCATGTTATCTAATGTGTTCTTAGGTCGACCATTCTCGTCGTACTTTAATGTCGAGCTTTTCATCCAGTCAACGTTCGTCAACGCATTAGGGTCGAGATCGGATGTCTCAGCGTGAGCCGATACGTCCGTGATAATATCAGCAAATACATTTGATGCCGATTCTCGGGCACGGGCCATGTTGAGTTCATTAACGACTACCGTATCTTGCATAGCTAGTTTAGACATAGCCATGTAAGATGGCAGTTTGTGCCCAGGTGTTCCGTCCTTAGCAGTCTCGTCTAAGTTGTGGAACTTATGCAGCCGGATAAGGTCAAAGGCGTTAACCAGTTGACCACTGCACGGGTCAGTATTATGGTGACTGAACAGGAATGTATCGTCATCATATATAACCGCCCCTGCTACCGTTGAGCCAGTAACGAACGTTAAACGGTCCTCGCTGCCCTCAACATCAACATATGCATGAGGTATGAATTTATCAATCGCCTCACGGATGCCGTATATTCTACAAAAAGCACCTACGATACCTGGCTTTTCTCTCGGATCAGCTTGCTTTGCAAGTAACTGCTTTTCATGCTGCGATGCTTCCTTACCAGGTACCTGTGGCCAAGAACGCACATCGCGCCAATCAGTATATTGGCCGAGCATACCGTCAGCAGATAAGAACGCCTTATCGCCTACATAATATACATATTGCGCATCGTTCGGGCATGATGGCCAATACATAAGCCGAGATGCCTCGAACGTAGTTCCATCCATCATACCGATGCCGATGAGCTCCGCTAACTTACGGGCGATAGGCTCATACTCGTCAGGTGTCATCGTTCTATCAGTCGGGACGATAACACGTAACCGTGGACGATGCACAGTGTGAGAACGGGTTGAGTAGATGGCATAAGCCATGCCGAGGCTGTCAATCGTGCGGGCGACGTTCTCAGTTTCTCCAGGCGATATGGCATCCATATCAAGAGTAATCAGATCACGTCCAGACACGTTAATAGCTTTACGCTGTAGACCGTTTAACGTACCACCAACAAAGCCGCCTATGTCCTTTAACTTACTTTTCTCAGATTTTGGCAATCTGTGGTACTCGTCCACGGTTTCTGTTGTACGAACGGGGATTTTGAGGCGTTCACAAAACTCGGACCACAACATCTCCGTACGGGTCCATTGCTTTGATGTGCGACTCGCACCGATACTGATGGTAATCAGTTTATCGTTTTGCAAGTGTATCCCCTCCTAATCTTTCATATAATAGTCGTTAGTAAATCCTGCGGATGATAATAGCAGCCCGTCTGCCCAAGGTATGGCGATTGAGAATATAGCATTAACATCATTTAACGTAGATTCTGCGTTATCCTTGTTGATTTCAAGTACAGCTTCATCATGGATGTGCATGATAATTTGATATCCTACATCCTCCAATCGGCGTAATGTTAATGCTAAGCAATCGCGAGCGACTGCTTGTGTGATGTTTTCGACTAATTTGCCTCCATAAGTGCTTTCAGTCACCCATGCAGCGTTTACCTTAGTCTTAAAATGTACAGCATCCTTGCCGAATGCATTCTGTTTAATGCTTGGGCTAGGATAAAACAGCTTACGTCCGCTAGGTAATTCAATCGTCATATAACGGTAACCGTATATTGGATCAATTTCCAAACGGAACATAATGCCGTGGTCAAGGCCTATAGGATTCCCGGTAGTAACGGTGTACACGGCCGCATTCTCAACGGCATACCACAAATCTCGTATTCTAGGCGATGCGTTGCGCCATAAATTTACGATTTCAGGTAATTCCTCCTCATGTAGTCCCATATCAAGAGCGCCCATGGCTTTTAATGCATTCACTCCGCCTTGATAGCCGAGTGCCAATTCAGCGACTTTACCTTTTTGTCTAAGGTGCCCATTCTCGCCATGCTTAACAACGGGAACACCAAACATCGATGATGCGGAAGCGCAGTATATATCTCCGCCCTCAGCGAATACACGTTGGCGCCAATGTTCTCCCGATAACCAGGCGATAACACGAGCCTCAATGGCCGAGAAGTCTGCCACACATAATGTATTGTCCTTTTCAGCAATAATTGAGGTACGAATTAATTGAGATAGCGTATCCGATACATCGCCGTATAGAAGTTCTAACCCTTGACGGTTTTTGGTTTTAACGAGATGTCGAGCCGTGTCAAGATTCTCGATGTAATTTCTCGGTAGGTTTTGCACCTGGATAAGGCGACCCGCCCAGCGTCCGGTACGGTTGGCACCGTAGAACTGTAATGTTCCTCTGAGACGAAGATCAGCGCCCATAGCACCATCCATCATGGTGTATTTAGATACCGATGACTTAGCTAGCTTTTTACGAATCATGAGTACTTTTGCGGCAACGTCATCAGCATCCATCAGAGCATCAGCCACAGTGTCCTTAGTTAACTTTTCAAGACTGACATTAGTATTATTGTTTAGCCAATCAAGTAATTGATTCCGGCTGTTAGGGTTACTAAGTCCCGTAATTTGGTAAGCCTCATTCATCAACATTTCTCGATTTTCCTCATCAATGTATAAGGCACCCTCAACCAATTCATGGTCAATGCGTACACCTCTACTATTGATTTGGATATCAAGATACCAATCTTTCCACGTATCATCAGGTACGGGGAATGAGGCTAATCTGTGATAACATTCCATCTCAGTCACAACGTCCTGGCGGTTGTACTCGATAAAAGCATTCCATTTATCCATATCGTGTCTAGGTAGATTACGTGTACGGCCCCCATTTCGTTTGGTAGGCTTACATGGTGTACAAAAGTACTTGATAAGTGCTTTCCCTGACGTGTCCTTTTTCTTATCCTGAGGTAACCCCAGGGCCTTGCCGAGTAAGGCTAGGCCCATAGGATATCCTAGGTAGGCACCGTGAATCATCGTGCACTGCCACTGATCAACAGATGTGAGTAACCCTGCACGATTTAGACACGTAATTTCAAATTGTGCATTGTAAGCGTGCTTGATTACATCTGGACTTAATAAATCACGAATTACACAGTCAGGAATTACCCCTCCCTGCGCTAAATCTACGACTTCAACAGGGCCAAAGTCGTAGGAATACGCAAAGAGCAATATAGCGAAATCAGGCGATTCAGTGTATTTGTACACTCCGAATGAGATATCAGTCGATGAATATGTTTCTATATCAATACTTAGATGCCTCATATCAGGCACCTATTAGTAAGGTTGACCAGTTACAGGGTTAATCCCTACAGGAGCTTGTTGTACAGATTGCTGAGGTGTCGTAGCATATACCGGTTGTACATAACCTTGTTGAGGTGCTTGTTGTTGCACAGATTGCTGAGGTGTCGTAGCATATACCGGTTGTACATAACCTTGTTGAGGTGCTTGTTGTTGCACAGGTTGACCTGCTACTGGAGCACCAGTATATACATTAGCTGCGCTACCTTGAGGCGCGCCAAATACAGAGGATGCAGCTACCGGCATACTACCCAATGCTTCGCCATCGCGTACTTTTTGAACAGGACCTAAACCACATCCGATACCAGTGGATTGATTAGAATAGAAGAAGAATCGAACGAGTACATTGACATACATGCCGGAGTATACTTGTGTAGGATTTGTGAGAGGATTACCTTGAAGATCTACTACTTCAACTTTATAGCTAGCGTCTTGTGCTGCTGTAAATACCCAATGACCTTTACATTCAGGACCAAACTCCTTACCGGATTGTGTATAGCCATCACCGTCATGAATTGGTACTTTAGGCTGTGCTGGAACACGTGCACCAAATTTGGTACGCGCGGCTTGAATGGCAGCCTCGATAGCATTCATAAGTGCTTGGTGTTGAGCTACATCAGTTTTAGGCAAAAGAATAGTAGCTGAATATCTAGGTTTAGCACCAGGCTGTGTGGAATTAGCCCAAGGTTCTAATAGATGGCAATAGGATACACGAACATTTTGCAATAATACTTCAGTTGGTTGTGGAACGAATGACATAATTAATTACCTCCATTATTATCATTAGATACATTAAATATTTGCGCCGCAGTAGGTTGATTGGTAATCCGAGGGCGCTTATCGGATTCCTCAACTAGAGTAGGCTTGCCTGCTTTTTTAACAATCATGTCGCCTACCATATCATTAAATTGGGTCTTACCGATGGTCTTTTCCATCTGAGCCAATGTTAATGTCTTGCGTTCATATAGAATGCTTTCATCGATGCCAGCTTTGATTAAAGCATCAATAGCAGCATCGGTATCTTGAAAGGCCCGACTACCACGACCCTCTACAGCTTTCCAGCCAGGGACTGTCACCCCATTAAGAGATTCAGTGAGTGCGTAGTCTTTCATATCCTCGAGCCAAGCAGCGACGTCTTTCCCTCGACGAAGATATTCGCCGAGTTCTGTCATCGAGATAAGTCGAGGATCATGATTAGCAACTAGCGCACTATGCAATGAGTCGTTTGCCTCATATCGGGCTTTGCACTGTTGTTTTGCCCTGCAGAATCTGCACCAGTCGCCGGGTTCAAATTTACCATTGCCGGACATAGCCTCGTCTGCACGAGGTTTGACGAATGTATTACCCCACTCCAGTAGTTCTACCGTAGGGATTTCCCATTCGCTGATATTATTAACACGAGGCTGCACGATAGTCATTTTGACCGTATTGAACATATAAAGTAATCTATATGCATCAATCGCACCAAGGGCGTATAACATCATTTGCGGATTGTGTTCCGCATCAACGACTACCCCTTTTCCGTGCTTATAATCAACGATGTGCAAAGTGTCCCCGGATAGGATGATACAGTCAGCCGTGCCGAATCCATCGGGTACATAACGGCTAAAGTCAACGCGTTTTTCAATGGCCACTACAGGAGTTGCCGTACAGCCTAACATAACGCCTTTAACATATTCGAGGTATGTTTCCGAAGTATCGTCCATTTCTGGTTGCCACAATTCATCTTTTTTGATTTTGTTGAACTTGCGAGTGTATGTGGATTTCGCCATGGCCGTGGTATACTTCTGTAGTTTTAACTCACACAGTTCGTGTGCCAGGGTTCCTTCCTTTGCATACACAGATGTACTATCGGGAAAGTTCTCCTCTAGAAGAGGGGCGGCTGTACAATGCAGCCACCGGTGTGACCCCGATGCGTTTAATAATGCATGTGATCGAGATGCCATTAGATTCTTGCCCCCAATCCTCTAATCGCATTTACTAATTTGGGGTATCTGTCCTCAGGTACTTCACCCAAATATTGAACACCGAATTGTGCCATTAATTGTTGCAATTCTACAGCTTTTCCAGCGTCAAGTAATGGTGCAAGCGCCGCTTGAATTTCAGGCAATGTATATTTCTTAACTTCCTGAGATACTGGAGCAGTAACAGGTGTTTGCACAGGTGCGGTAACTGTTTGTACCGAGGTATCAGTTGCCACGTTGACAGTTGGTGCTGTAATAGCTACTTGAGTAGGAGTAACTTGTACAGCTGCATTAGGTGCCGTCATGGATATGGAGTTTGGTTGCACAGCTACTGTTGTAGTAGGTACACCTTGATTTGTATCTTGTGGTGTAAGATTAGATACGCACACGGACGGTTTTGCTACTGTAGATACCACTGTATCTACTATGCCAGGGGCTTTATCATCCATTGCTCTGTCGTTATCTACAAAACTTCTGAATTGATTTAACACAGCTTTTAGCTGATTATATACATCTAGTACATTAACTCCTTGAACTTCAACTTTAATCATTCTTTAACTCCTCCTGAATATTAATAATTGATTGGTTGTAATACGATTCTTTTAACTCAAAACCTAAAGCCCTACGGCCCATACGAAGCGCCATAACTGGGACCGTACCAATACCAGCAAATGGATCAAGTACGATATCATTCGGATTACTCCACAATTCTATGCAACGAGCCACAGTATCTAGCTGTAGCGGGCAAATATGACGTTCGTCCTTATTGTCACGAGCTGCTTTATAATTCAGCGTATGTGTTTGGCGGATATCGGCCCATACAGGATTAGCATATCGACGCCATACCTGGTGGCTATACATAGGCTCCGTATTGTATTTTTGCTTTTTATCAAACAACTCTGGATCGGGCGTAGGCCTTTCAATTCCTTTAATACCCTCAGGTTCCTCTTGACCGAAAAACTGGGTAAATCCTTCCGGATGTGCGATGGGTTCCGGATTGTCACCAGGTTTACGCAATGTCACGATGTAATCAGGTGCTCCCATACGGCACATGGCAGAATCTTTTACAATTTGCTTATGTAAAAGCCCTAGAGCCTTTGTCCGAGTAGCCTCGATGAGAGGGTCTTTCCAAATCGTGACTCGGGAATGCATCACGAATCCAGCATCCTGAAAGGCTCGAATAATGTCACCAGGAAAGTCTTTCATTCCGATAACACCATCCCTGGATTTCGTGAGTGGTAAATCCATACAATGGACCGATACTAATCGCCCAGGCATTATTACACGGTATAGTTCTGTGATTAAATACTTGAAATGTTGCCAAAACTCGATATCAGTAGATGAGTTGCCCATATCCCTATCAGAATTAGAGTAGACATACAAACTACTAAATGGCGGGCTAAATATAGAGTAATGAACGCTATCATCAGGTAGCCCTTTCAGCACTTCTACTGAGTCGCCATTATAGATTGCAAATCGGGACTCAATTAACTGATTTAGCACGTTCATGTTGTAGGTCCTCCTTTGCTTTCTTATTTAGCGCTTGCAGCATTGCAAATCCAAAAAAGGCCGCTACTCCTTTATTCATGCCCGCATCAACGGCTAATCTAATTGATTTAGCTGCTTTTAATTCATTGATGTGGATGACTTTTATGTTATGATCCTTAGCATAAGCTAATTCCAAGTTGCACCCGATTGAGTTCTCCCAGCCGTTGCACATTACGATTGCATCGCAGCCACTTAGAAGGCCAATGCACCAGTCTATGCCGGTATCATAATCGACCTTATTGTACAGATGCCCCAATATATGTATGGGCGATAGGAATATGTTATGCGTATCACTACCAAAAGGTTCTTTTATTGGAAATACGCCCATATCGTCCTGCAGCCACTTTAATACAGAGTCAGCATTCTTTTTATTTTTAGCCAATCCTCCGAATGGATGGCTTACGTAAATCTTAGTCATATAACAGCCCTCATTTCTGCCCAGTTAGGTAACACCATCGGCACACACGGATTGTATTCCGTTGATTCCCGTCTAGTTTTAGATAATTCAGTACGAACAGCATCACGGGTTAGCGCAATCATAGCGTCCCTCATTTTTATAGCATCTGCTTCCTTACGTTCGATGTTTGCTTTAACCGCGCCCTCCTTTTCGGAAATTACGATATATGCGTTCACCTCATGCTTCTGGCCAAATCGCCAGCATCGTCGAAGTGCTTGATAATACTGTTCATAACTATCGGATAGCCCAACGAATATCATATTGTGGCAGTTTTGCCAGTTCATTCCGAATCCGGCGATACTTGGTTTTGTTACCAAGCATTTTAGGAATCCAGAACCAAAACCTAACATCATGCCCTGTTTTCGAGTTGCCTTATCACTACCTTTGACATCCTCTGCGAGATCAATCATTTCTTTCAAAGTAGTCGATTCATCATTAAGGTCGCACCATACTAGCCATTGCTCATTAGATGCATTGACTAAATCAGCTGCTGCTCTACATCTTGATTCAAGAGATGCTTTGCGGGCTCTGCGGCGTTCCAATAATGATAAAGTAGGGATATCTTCGCCAGTTTTATCAACTACGATTTCATGTACATGTAAATCAGGCAATTTATAGCCATCATCTTCATACCCCAGGGATGCCGGGTTATCTAGCACGACTGCCCATGACGCCATCCATTCCCAAAAGGTATTTTCTGCATGACCTTTTAATCGCCATTTAGCGGTATCACTACCATCGTGCGTGAAATACATAGATAACATCTCATTACGGCTCATAATGCCGAGGAACTCTGCATGATTGCCAAGCTCCATATAGTCATTCGGTGCAGGTGTTGCCGTACATGCCAGGCGATATGGTGTATTACTGAATCGATTTATTAAATCCGTACGTACTTTACCAGTAAATGACTTTAGGATACTCGATTCATCAAGCACGACACCTATCAGATTATCGGTATTAAATCGTCCCAATTTCTCATAATTCGTAATATTAACGCCTGGCACAATATCATCATCAGATTCGCATATAGTCACAGGAATATCGAAACATTCACCCTCGGACTGTGTTTGAGCGGCCACAGCTAGTGGTGCTAATATGAGTACTGATCCACCTGTATGCAGATAAATCTCATATGCCCAGGATAGCTGCATTAAAGTTTTACCTAATCCACAATCCGCGAATATAGCAGCTTTACCTTTTGCCAAGGCCCACTTAACGATATCTCGTTGAAAGTCAAATAGGTGTTTGTTTAGCATACCTGTATTAATATCAAATCCGTGAGATTCCGACATTTTAGATTTAGCGGATATGAATTCTTCATATTGTTGCAAATACGTCCTCCTTTAGATATAATCAACGTAGAATACTATTTTTCTAATTTGAGCTTGTTGATGTTGCCGCATCATCAGGCTCATTTTTCATGCCCAAATCCTCGCATTCATCAGGAATGCAATAATCTCGCTTTGGACAGGTACTACAATTTCGCAATTTAATCACCACCTTTCCTTCTATCTAATCAATTAATATCTTCCCCTCTTCATCCACGTATCCATACTTAAGCAAAGCACTAAATACAGGCTCAGCGTGGCTACTACAATCCCATTTATGGGCATTACTACAAAACTCAAGAGCAGCTTTAACTTGTTCTTTGGATAACTTTTTTGCATTTTTTGTAGCGTTTTCTATATCAAACAGATGGCTTCTTTCGCCACGTTTGAATATTGCTATTATGTTCATTTCATAACTCCTTTCAGTTGTAATATGGGTTTTTACAATAATCGCCGTGAGTTCTTACTCGTTGGATATAATCGACATCTTCACGTTCCTCGGCATCCATCTCGGCTTTATCTTTGTAAAAACCATACAATGATATAGCGAAGCCGATGAATGATTGTAGTAAAAACTGTTCCCATCCGATATGGTCAACTTCTAAGGCTCCCATAGAACCTACGACCAAAAATGCTCCAATTAACATATAGCCCATTATTCCTCGTCCTCCTCAATCCGTTCAGCCGTAATGCCATCTGTAGTCACGATAATACGGATTTCCGATTCATCATAATCACACATAAAATCCTGCAACTCATATGCTGCATCCATAATATTGCTATTGATGTGATTTAAAATACGATCTGATTCGATTGCTTTTAGATGTGCAGCCATTGCTGTTTTGTTTACTGGGATAGCTTTCATAATTATGTTTCTCCTATAACATCAACATTGATAAAATAGATGCTACTGCTGCTGCAGCTAAGCTTAAATGCATTCCTACGTCAATCCATGTCATGATTAATTCCTCCTAATGAATTCCTGCGGATTTAAATTCCGCATCAACTACTTTCACATCCCAGCCTAATGAATGGACAAGGAACGTCCTAAACCCCTCTTTATCGATGACAAAGCTACGGGATTTCTTACCTGGTGACTGCCAGGCATATGCGAACGGAAATCGATCTCTTGCGATGCCCTCTCGGATAGCCGTTAGGCTAACACCGAGCACGGTCGACATTTGAGCGACCGAAATCACTTTTCTAATCATGTGCACTGCCCCTCCTTTTCATATAGCCTTCAAAATCATTCTGATTTCTTGGCCTACTTGTAGACGATCTTTAAAAGTATCTTGATTACGGAAATCATCCATATAAACTTCTAACATCTCTCGGTATATAGCTGCTTTGAAGCTTTCTGGCTTTTCCACATCTTCTCGATACGGCTTTAAAATCGTAACCGGCTTACCGAATTCATAGTCGATAAATCCTCTTGCCTTTAGTCGGGCTTTCATAGTTCTAATCTTACCGTTCGGCCATCCGAGTAAATTTTCCATTTCCTCGTTGGTCTGTAACCCGCTATCACGGTAAGCGTTATACAAAATCTCCATATCTGTCATTTGCTGCCCTCGTTTCTTTTAATTTCGTTACCTATTAGGTATTTCCATATGCAGATTCTGATGCGATTAAATCAGCCAACGGAATCTGATAAACTTTTGAGAACGCCTTTAAAGTTGCCACGCTAAGGCTTTTCTGTCTTTTGCCAGTCTCTAAATTTGATAAATAATTTTGAGACATAAAAAGCTTACTTGCCGCCTCAACCTGGGTGAGCCCTTTTTTATTTCTGGCATCAATCAAGTACTGTCTCATCCAATCACCTCCCTTTACATCTAAAATATCTCAATTTGTGATATTAGTATATCTCAATTTGAGATTATCGTCAACAATATATTTGAAAAATATCGCTATATGTGATATTGTGTAAGCAGGGAGACTTTTAAGGAGGAAGACTTATGAAATTAAGACAATTACGCCACATGTTAGGGCTTAGTCAACTACAGTTCGCCGAAGACTTAGGTGTTGCTCAAAATACATTAAGTAATTATGAATCTGAAAAGAGACAAATTCCTTTGGATTTGCTAAAGCGCATCGCGGAACGTTATGATGTTACTGTTGATTACCTAACAGATTCGGACTTGATAGCCGATGACCGCATCCCGGGGGCGCTAATCAATGAAAGAGTGAACTCAGGTTTATCCCTTTCGGACCTGTCAAAAATAACAAAAATCCCCAAGAAAGACCTTGAGGATTATGAGGCAGAGATAGAGCCCATTAATTTGTTTTTACTCAAAAAATTATGCGATGTATATGGTAAAAGTTTGTCCCAGTTTTATAAGGATAACGACATGTATGATGAATATATCCCGAGCGTGTTTAACGGCGATTCAGACAAATTTGAACAGTTCGAATCAGCCAGCCGTTTTGACGCAGAATCTGATGCGTTTATAGATATGGTTCACCTCAACAATTACAAATACGTACCTGCATCTGTATCAGCGGGCGCGTTAACCACGATAGACGCCATTAACTTCATGCCTACTATATCTGTCCCTGATTTCATGATGGGTCGTTACGCAGGCAATAAGAATATTATACTTATGCCGGTTAACGGTGAAAGCATGAACAACGTTATCCAAAACGGCGCTATTATCGCCGTATTAAGAAATATAGAACTGCCAGATATCCATGACGGAGATATTGTAGTTATTAAGAATGGAGGGGATTATACAGTTAAAAGATTCTACAATGATAAACAACATAAAGAATTTGTATTTAAACCTGATAGCTCGGATATGGCATTTCGGGACATCATATTTAGTTACGAGAATACAGATGACTTATACCTGATTGGTAAGGTTGTTATGTACAATGTGACTTTGTAAGAGATTAATAAGGGAGATTAATAAGGGAGATTAATAAGGGAGATAAACAATGAGATTCTATAAAATTTTATCTATCGCGGCATTATTTGCAACAGTTACTAGTTCTTCATTTGCACAATTTATTGATGTAACCCCAGAAACGTATGATAAAATCTGGAGCACCGGGCAAAATTATAAAACTGATCGTAAACTTGAAAGCCCAATTAATTATGGAGTTGAACTTCGGAGTGGAGCTGGTGGCGCCGCGGTATTAATTACCCCAGCTACAATCACTAAATATGTATCATATTCCAAAGATGATCGTCTGATTTTTCCAGACGAATCTTTTAAGAAAGCCATTCTAAACAGTAATGATTATGTATACATAGCTACATATGCACTTCATCTAAAGAATCCATTAGCCGGTACAGTAATGCCTCAACTACCATCACAACGATTACTTATAGAAAAGGACAATCAGTATATAATCCCAGTAGCGATGAATACCAAAATCTATGATATGATGCCGCATAGCTATGCCCTTGTCTACTATGCAATACCTAAACAAATAATTATGAACCCACCGTATACTATTAAATTTATTAATGGAAATGGCGATAAAATTGAAATACCTATTACCACTGATAAATTAGCAGAACTTATGGATAAAGAAAATAAATTAGTCTATAAGACAAGTGATTAATAAACGTAAAGCCCCTATCCGATACTACTCAGATAGGGGTATTTTAGGAGGTATGTAATTATGGCCATGAAACGCGCCAATGGTACTGGCACCGTGTATAAGATGAAACATAAGGCTCTACGTAAGCCATATCGAGCCGTGGTGACTCTTGGATACAATTCTGAGGGTAAACCCTTACGGAAATCCATAGGTACCTTTGCAACGCAAAAAGAAGCGTATAATGCCCTTGCCTTATTCTCTACTAATCCACAAATTCAAGAGGAACGCAAAATCACTTTTGGGCAGTGCTTTGATTGGCGTATGGAAGAAGCTGAACGCCAGGGGCTATCTAAAGGGCGTATTAAAAGCATGCACGTTGTCCGAAAATTGGTAGAACACCTATTTAATATCG